CTATTCCTTCCCTCGCACCTTAATCGCTTCCTTCCCCAATGGTGTGTTTATAGGTGGCACTCCGGTACAAAGAGCCAAACGCTGGAACATCTTAAAAGCAGAAGGGGCTATGCCCGGTATGCCTGATTTAATGATCTGCATGAGCAGTGGTTCATACCACGCCCTGTTCATTGAGATGAAGACCGAGAAGGGCAAATTATCCGACACACAAAAAATCGTTCACGCACAGCTTATCAATGCAGGATATTGCGTAAAGGTGTGCAGGTCATTTGAAGAATTTACAATCACAATCAAAACCTATTTAAAGCAATGAGCAAGACAAAAGAAAAGTATATGAACGCGATGCTGTATGCATGCGGACAACCCGAATTTCAATCAAGGGAATTTGCCAAAGCATTTAAAATTAGCCACAACGTAATTACAGCCATGCATGAACTTGGTTTGATTCAAAAGGTTGGCAATGGCAAATACTGTTGGATAGTTAGACGCGAACCTTTAGCATCCGATGTAGTGGCTATTCGCAAAAGATTAGCTGCGTACAATGCGACTGCACGCCAAAGCAATGGGCAGCTAAAACTTACACCCATCAAACGTGTTGAGCGCACACAGCCAGCACCGGTGCATGAAGAAGCTGAATGCGATAACAGTAATAGCAAGATGCTATTGATTATGGCTGTTGGTGCTGTAATCGGATTTATGATTGCCACAGCAATTTGGAAGTAGAGATATTTTGATTATCTTTGCAACGCTCGTTCGTTATGAAAAACATTTTAAATCCCATCACTGCCGTATTGCCATAGCACCTTCGTGCGCGGACGAGCCTTTACGTGTAGTGGTGGGTATTTAGTTTATGAAAGATCCAGCTTTCCTGTTTTATTCTTCGGACTTTTTAACCGGAACAATGCTGCTCAACATGGAGCAGAAGGGTAAGTATATTACCTTGCTATGCCTTCAACACAGTAAAGGTAGACTTTCCGAAAAAGATATGTTGCACATATGTGGTTCATATGATGCTGATGTGTTTGGCAAATTCGTAAAAGATGAAGAAGGTTTCTTTTTTAATGAGCGTTTAAGCATTGAAATGCAGAAGCGTAAAGCTTATTCCGATAGCCGAAGAAACAATAGAACCAAAAAAGATGTGTCGAACATATCTAAAACATATGTTCCACATATGGAAAATATAAATGAAAATGAAATTGAAAATATAAATGAAGTTATAGCTGAAGATGCAAATGAAAAAAAAGTAACGCGCAAACGATTCGTTAAACCGGAAGAACATGAAGTGTACAACTTGATGGGCGAACTGAATGCGACAGGTAAAAACTTTATGAGCGAAGATAGATTAGTTAATTTCGCTCGCACCTTCATGGATCACTACGAAGCCAATGGCTGGATAGTAGGTAAATCTTCAATGAAGGATTGGCAAAGTACAGTGCGCAATTGGATGCGCAGAGAATGGGATAAAATTAAAAATCAAAAATCATATGGCAAACAATCAAATTCAACAGCAGACAGCATTGCAAAAGCTAATGCACTTTACGCCGAAGCAGTCGCTATCAGTCGAGCACGCGATAACACAAGACCAGATTGGTCTCCTTCGGAAGCTGGATAAAGAAACAACCAAAGACAAAATCATGCAGCTGGTTACACGATGTACTCAACTGATGAATGTGCAGAACAACATGAACGCTATGCAGATTGAATTCTGTGCAGAACAAATTATGCAACAGAAATATTTTTATTCACTTGAGGATGTGCAGTTATGCTTAGATCGTGGAGCTATTGGTGCTTATGGTACAATCTATAACCGCATAGATCCTGCAACAATCCTTGCATGGTTTCCGCTTTATGATCAAGAACGTCAAGTAGTTGTAAGGGCAAAGAAAACCGCTGAACAAGAAGCCAACAACATCTACGAAATGTTCCAGCATCCGCAAATCATGGATGCGATGCAACAGGCAGCAGATAAGTTGAAGATTAAAGAAGAACCGGTGCGCGAAGTGAAAAGGGAAAATCCACCGCAGATTGAGATTGCACTCATGCGCGAATACGATGCGCTGCCACAATGGGATAACAACATCCATTTCCGAGTGTACAAAACGAAACCTTACCAATTCACCGAATACAGGCAGGAACGTTACAGGGAACTAATCGAAACGCAAAATGAATACTGATGAAGCAATACGATCAACAGAAAGAAGTGGAGCTGCTACGCAAACTATTCGTGCTAACAGCCAGGCGAAGCATGCGCCCTGCAATGACAGATAATCTCACAATGCGTCTTATCTTTGAGGAGTTACATTTGCTAACTGATAAAGACGAATACAAGCTATGACTATCGGTGAACTGTGGGATGCATTGGCACAATACCCGGATGAAACAGAAGTGTACATCGGGTATATTGATGGGCACAGCATCCAGCAAATGAACTTTGATGTTGTAATAACAACAGAGTTTGGCGGCAAGAAGACAGTATCACTGATGTACGAAGACATCAACATCATAAATAATTAAATACAATGAGCAATTACCAAATGCAAGAAGGGCAGTTTACCCTTTTCAAGAACAACAAAACAACCAACAATGCACCTGAATACACAGGCGAAATTATGGTGAATGGAAAGAAGATGCGACTGGCTGCATGGGTTAAGGAAGGCAAGAACGGCAAATTCTTTTCAGGTAAAATGAGTGAGCCAATAGTAAAGCGTGACGAACAACAAGACGAACCATCAGGAGATTTACCATTCTAATGAACCTGCCTATCCTACCTGAAGACAAAGCTAACCATGCGCTGTATGGATTAGTCATTTATGCACTTTCTGCATCTTTGTTCGCTCCACCTTTTGCGATGGTCGCTGTGTTTGCCTGCGCGATGGGAAAAGAATTGTACGATTCGGTGCTGAAGGAAAAACAATTCAGCACACTGGACATGATTGCCACACTATGTGGTGGATTGGTTGGAATGTACATCGGGTTGTTTACCTAACAATGTATCAAGCCCAATTCAATAGCAAACAAGAGCAAGCCCTACGACACCTTTCTACATCCAGCAATGTAGAGCAGGTGTTGTATGGCGGTGGTGTATATGGTGGTAAGACATGGTTAGGTTGTTATTGGCAAATTGCACGCAGACTGAAACATCCACACACACGCGGTTTGATAGGTCGTGCTGAATTAAAGAAGCTGCAACTATCTACCATGCTTCGCTTTTGGGAGATATGCACGCAAATGGGATTGAAAGCAGGTGAACACTATACCTACAATGGACAACTAAACATGATTCGTTGGTTCAATGGTAGTGAAACAATCCTAATGGATATGGCAGCTACACCCAGCGACCCCGATTTCCATAGATTTGGATCACTTGAAATTACTGATTACTTCTTAGACGAGGTTGCAGAAATGACAAAGAAGGCGGTTGATATAATCGACACACGTGTGCGTTACAATTTAGTTGGTGGTATTCCAAAAGGTTTGATGAGTTGTAATCCATCAAAAGATTGGTTATACAATGACTATTGGCATCCATGGAAAAAAGAATTATTGCCACCACACAAAGCATTTGTAGAAGCTTTGATGAAGGATAATACAGTGAATCCTGATGCAGTCTATGAAGCAAAGATGATGCGTCTTCCTGAAGCAGATAGAAAGCGATTGCTCGAAGGCGATTGGGACTATGACGAAAGTGTAGACTGGATATATCAGTATGAAGATTTGTTGCGCTGCTTCCGGGAAGAAGATAGCAAAGGCGAAAAGTATATTAGTGCCGACATCGCGCGACTTGGAAAAGACCGTAGTGTCATTTGCGTGTGGCATGGACTGCACCTAATTGAAATACACGAACTGCGCAAGCAACCAATCACAACAGTTGTTTCAACCATTCGCCAGCTATGCGATAGGCATGGCATCAAATTAAGCAATGTGATCTGCGATGAAGATGGTGTGGGCGGTGGTGTAGTCGATAGCTTAAAGTGTCGCGGTTTCCTTAATGGTGGAAGGGCAAAGCAAGCCGACCGATATACCAATCAAAAAGCAGAATGTTATTTCAAGCTTGCAGAATTGATTGAGCAGAACAAAGTAATCTTCAAAGTTAATCAGTTTCGTGATGTAATTGTGCAGGAACTGGACATGATACGTAGGCGGCAACCTGAAGCAGATGGCAAACTTGCTGTGATAAGCAAAGATGAAATAGCCCGTAGGCATGGCAAGTCACCTGACTACGCAGATGCAATCATGATGCGCATGTACTTTGAACTATTCCCAAACTACGGCAGCTATTCGTGGGCTTAATTTGTACCCTGTTTAATATAAATCTCGGAGTGCTTCCTTAATCCGTACGGTTGAGCGTATAAATTTTAACAATTTTTAACTTGCGTGTGTAATTACTTACACTACATTTGTCGCATCAATTAAAAACAAAACACATGAAAACAGTATCTAAAATCCTTCGCTACATTATCGCAGCAGTTATCCTTTACGCAGTGCTTAGCTACTGCCAAGAAATCAATGATTGCCTAATGAAATACTAATCAATAAACAATAGCAACATGAACTCATTTCACAAAGACAACTTAGAAGCATTGCAGAAGTTCCAGCAAATGCTGAATGCAGAACCTGACCAAGCAGGCATCGAATCCACACCGGATAAGAAAGCACGCACGCTGGTCATTAGCCACGTTGAAACTACATTGGATGAACTATTCTTCGGACATTGGCGAACAGAGAATTTTAAATGGGCAGTATTAGCTAACGAAGTACAGGCATCGATTGACCTGGTAGTGATACATCCGATAAGTGGTTACGAAATACGTAGAGTAGGTGCAGCTTCAGTCATTATCATGGTAGATCGCGTGCCCGATGGCGTAACCGGTACTGAACGTAATAGATGGGCATTAAACCCCGATAATAAAAAAGCGAATGCTATGGACCTTGCATTCGGTAAACTGAAAGCAGAGTGCCTTAAAAACGCTGCACTGTCATTAGGCAAAGTATTCGGGCGTGACGTTAATCGCGTGAATAAAGATACCTACAAGCCATTTAAGTTGAAAGGTGCATTGGGCAGAGGGCATGAACAGGATGTGGCGTATGTGCGCGAACTAATCCAGCAGGCAACCGACTTAACACAGCTGCACAAAATCTTCAAAGCATGCAGCCCTGAGGTATTAGCCGAAGTAGGCGATGAACTAAATGCCAAGAAAGAGCAGTACGGTATTAGCGAATAAATGTTAAAAATGATGGCAGGTGGTTACAGATTGTAACCATTTGCTATTTTTACCCCATCAATCAATATAACATGAACAACACACTATTTAGAGCATCGCAGCTGGGTAAGCTTATGACCGATGCAAGAACCAAAACAGGTTTATCCGAAACGACTAAGAGCGCATTGCTCGAAGTCTACGTGCAACAGAAGTACAACCGGTACAAAGAAATCAGCAACAAGTACATTGAGAAAGGTTTGGCCGTAGAGAATGATGCTATCGACATGTGGCGCAGGCATCGTGGTGAAATCGTATTCAAGAACGAAGAAATGTTTACCAATGAATTTATCAAAGGCACGCCCGATTTGCTTATCAAAGATGAAGCAGGTGCAGTAATCAATGTGCCCGATATCAAATCTTCATGGGACATTCACACCTTCATGGATGCAAAGACCAGTGACATTAGCAAAGACTACTACTGGCAAGGTCAAGCCTATTGCTGGTTAACAGGTGCACCACGTGCCACATTCTGCTACGTGTTAGTTAGCGCACCTATCGAAATGATTAACGATGAAAAGTATAGATTATCGCGCAGACTCAATATTATTGATCCACAAGGTGACCCTACATTCATCAAGAAAGCAAAGAGCATTGAGCGCAACATGATATACGACATGCCACATTTCATGCGCGAATACCCGGATGCAAATCTTGAAACGCCACAGGACGAATGGGCGTTTGATATACC